ATTGCACAGTTATTATATCTACTGATTAGATATTGAGGCATCAAATTACCTTCACCATATAACACATAATCTAATCTGTTTAAAACCTCAGAAAAGATTGGTAATAATGGTTCTTGTGTAAAATTTACTTTACCTAATTGATATTTTTGTTTTTCGTTACTCATAATTATTCTTCTATATAAATGTAATTGGAATTATCTTCATCAGGTGAAACATATTCTGTAAATGTATTTCCCTTTTCAGTTGTACCTAATAACCGAACCATACCCGTATATACTTTTGTTGTACCATTACCGAATATATCTAATTGATATTGTCCCTCGTAGTTCAAATCATCGGTAAATAAATCCAATACAATTTCACAATACCTAATATTTTCAGCAAACTGTAAAGGATTAGATGTGCTTATAGTATAAGATTTAACCTCTTGTGATAAGATGTTTAAAAAAGTAAGTGTATATCCCGAAAAGTCGGTTCTTGAGTTATTATTGATATTTAACACCAATTCATTAACTTGACCCTTATTCATTATTATCATATAATACTAAATATAAAAAAAATTAGTTTGGAAGGGTATAGCACAAAAAAAGGGACATAAAGTCCCCTTTTCTTTTAGATTCAGATATAGAAAGTGTCCTTTAGGACTTTAATTATCCTACAATCGTTGATTGTGTAAATACCGCAGCAATTAAGGCTTCAGGTGTTGTACCTGAATAACCTGATGGTGCAGCTAATAATCTACTTGGTTCTTGCTCTTGTGCTGTGAAAATTAATGTCATACCATTTCTGTCCGCTAACGCTAAACCTGTGTTTGCGTCACCACCAGATAAGTAAGAAAAATTAACTTGACCCATTACATATACATTATCGTTTTGGTCAATAACCAAAATTTGTAACGTATCGTTTTGTGACAATAATTTTAATTGGTTACGCTTTTCAGCGTCCATTTTATTTAATACTGCAGTAAGAACTTGTTCAAAATACACAGTACCATTTTCGTACGACTTAGTTGTAGTCTGTACATATGAAGAAACTCCTCTCTTCATCGCGAAGCCGTAGTAAGAAACATCGCCTGAATCAGTAGCACCTGTGACAGAACTATCTGCGTTGTAAGTGTAACCAGATGTATAACCTGATTGACCTGCAACATATATTTTCTTTACGCCACCAATACTATCTGAACAACCAATTGCTACTCCACTTGAAATATAACAACTCATAATATTTTAATTTATTTTTTTTAGTTTATAAAAGGGGACTTTCACCCCTTATGTTTTTTTAATCTATTTTATAACTACGCTACGTTATTTGTTGCGAAGTAATTAGTTCCTGCGAATGAAGCAATTGCTGCACTATATGAGTAGTTTGCACGTATTTTTAATACGTCAAAATCTCTTGACCAAAACGCATCCATCTTTTCGTGGTCGGACATTAAATCAAATCCAACGAAGCTATAGGAAGCTGGCATAATTACTACCTTACCAGAATTTGCAAGACCCAACGTTGGATAGACCCTAACATTTGTTGAAGGGTGAATGGCAGTCATATTTCCTGTTACATTAGTTGTACCAATGTAGTTTTGGAAGAAGTTTGCTTTAACCAACGCTTGATTATACAATCTAAAGTTAGAGTAAGACATAAATACTACTAAGTCATCAAATGATAAAGCATCATCAGATAAAGCAGAAATTAATTTATCTACCTCAGTGATTGGGTTACCTGCTGAACCGTATGCGGCTGAACTTGAGAAAGTTGTACCTGATGAGTTAGCTACAGATGTTTGACCTGTTGAAATTAAATTACTGAAACCATTAAAACTATCACCACCTGCTGTGGTTGCAGTCCATAATTTTGTTTCAATACGTTGTTGAATTTGCTTCACTTTCAAATCAATAATTTGATTTAAGAATGGAACAGTTTCAGGGTCTTGACCTGCTGGTAACAATAATGATTGGTATGTATCCCACAATTGTTGGAAACATAATTCTTCGTTCACTCTCTCGTGTTGTGAACTTAAGCTAACTTGTGTAAAAGTTGTTGTACCACTTGCATCCCATCCACATTGTCCTGTTTGGAAAGTTGGGTTTGAGTTTAACAATTGGATTTGTTGTGTTCCACGTACGCCTAACTTAACAGTTAAAGCTGATGGAGTTGTTGCACCGATAAGTGCTTTAGCTACAATTTCTTGTGATGATTGGTCTGTGAAACCAGTGATACTTGAAACTACGTAACTAAATTCGTCTTTTGAATAAATCTTCATTTTAATTCGTTTTTGTTTTTTTAATTATTTTTTATTTGCGTTTCTGAAAGCTAATACTGATGATACTTTATCTTCAGTAGCATCAGAAACATTATTAAATTCTGTTTTACCATCAGATATTTTCTTACCTGCTGGTTCTTTTTTGAACGCGTTAAACTCATTTTGTAATGAAGAATAATTTTGTTCCATTGTAGACATTTTCTCAGAAATTTTCTTTACAAATTCTTTCAACATCTCCATTAATTCAATTTGAATTGGGTCACCACCATCTACTCCTACTTCTGGCATTTCATCAATTGAAGCATCTACTTGTGCGTCACCTTCTTTAATTGCTTCTTTTATAGAAACAATCATACCATCTTTAGTTTCAATTTCACTTCCATCTTCTAACATATGGACACCATCGGGTGCGGCGATACCATCTGGCATATCTTCGGTTATTACTTTTACAGCAGCACCTTCAGCTAAACCTTCACCTTCAACCTTAACGATTGTACCATCTTTTAATTTTGCTTCAATGAACAATTCTTTAACGACAGTAATTTTACCTTCAGAAACTACAATCTCAAAATTCTCTTTTAATTTGTAAGTACCATCTTCTAATGACACTACCTCAAACGCTTCGTTGATTTTACTAACTGATTTACCAACTTCCAATTTCTCGGTATTGATTATAGTATTATCTTCTAATTTAAAAGACATTGGGATTGTTTCTTCATTCATAAAACCGAACTGTACCATTAATTTCTTAATTTCACTTACAGCGTTTTTTGATTTAGACATAATCTATTTTTTTTATTTGTTTATTAATTCTACTACTAAATATACATTTATGTATATATTCCCATTTTTATTCGTATTTTTTTAATATTTCTACAACTTTATGTAAAAACATTTCCTCACGACAGAACGCAGCAACTTCTTCAAACCAACCTGATACAGAATATCCCGCTAATTCTCCTGATTTTACCATCTCCCAAACCTTATCACCTTCAGGTGTTTTAGCACATTTCATTGCAACAAACCACGTTCCAATAGGTAAATCACCATAACCATACTTAGTTGACTTATCATTCTCATCTTCCTTAATCCAACTTTCAATAACATATACATCTTTTACCGCAGTACCATCGTGCATCAAATCGTTATTACGTGTATATTGATTCTTCATATACTTTTCCGCAATCATCTTGATAGTTTCTGAACTGAAATAAACTTCATACATATTACCTTGTACATCTTTTCTTGGGATACGTAAATCAGGAACCATTGCAGGACCTATAATTGTACGTTTTTCTTCATCAGCAGCAAACTTCTTTTGTTTCTTTTTCTTAATACCTGGATCTTCATACCCACCAATTGAACCTACATCATAACCAAAATCATTTAACTTACTTTCAGCCCAACTTAAAGCGGATAAACCTCCCCAACTATCATACATCAATTTTCCACAACCATCACCATATCCTTTTGAACTTTCTAAATCTACTTTATGTCTTGATAAATAACTATACATTCTTTTTACTGTATCTAAACTAATTGGTTCACCCTTGGCAAGTTGATTGGCTCTAATTTTACCAACCTCAGTACCACAACTTCCCCATCCATTTTCTTCCACATATTTCAATACCGCCTTAGCGTTGTTCTTAACACTATCAGGATAGTCACTTACACTTTCCATATTCACCTTACTGAATGAAGGCCACTCAGGAACCCTTGTGTCAGGTTGTTCCATTCCTAATACCCTTGTGTCTAATGGTGCTTGTGGGTCTTTTTTACCTTGATTTACGGACGCTTTATTTCTAATCGTACTATCTAATGTATATTCAATTCTAGCCCATAAATGACGACAATTATACCCTCCACGCCATACTAACGCACTATCACCCTCATCGTTGGTTAATGTATCCAAATCTTCCAATCTCCATACATAATTCTTTTGAACTAATTCTCTACAAAAATCTCTCGTTGTTGGAATAACTGATGGTGATTGTGCTTGAGGATTTAATACGTATTTATATCTTACTCTATATTCTGTTTCATCTTCTACTGATGGACCGTTTGGGTCTGGTGCAGTAATAAATCCTTCCTTACCTAATGGAGTTACTTTTGAAACTACCCAACCTTCTTCAAATAGTTCCTGTTCATTCTGTGCAATAGATTTTAATTTATCCAAATACTTACTATCTTCATTATCGGGGATATGAAACTCGTGTGGTTTTTCCTTACTGAAATACATCCAATTAATTTCAATAGCGGGTTCATCAACGAGTGATATACTATCTATACCACTTACTTCATCTTCCTCCTCAATCTTTAGTTCATATACTTTATCTTTCTTAATCATAATGTTAATATATATTATTTCCCCTGTCTGTTGTAGGGTTTAGTTGGTTTATCTTTTGGTCCTGTAGTTTTTTTATACTTACCACATTTTCTTTTCCCGAAGGATACTTTATTACTATTTGTTGATTTACTTTTAGCCATATTATAATACAGATAGGTTTTTTAATCTACCTTGTTTTTCTTGTGCTGTTGTTAATTCTTGTGAAACCACATATGTCTTAACGATTAATGGTGATTGTTCTTGTGATGGGTTATTTAAAATTGGATTATCTTGTCTTGTTGTGGTTAAGTTTGAATTAAATGACGCTCCACCACCCGCTTGATTCATCATTGATAATAATGGTGCAAACATTGCAACAGAACCTCGTGTCATAATAGCCTCACCTTTCTCCGCTTCAATTAAAGTTCCACCTTCTGCGTGTCTTCTACCACCTATCATACCACCTTTCTCGTAGTTTCTACCGTAATTTGCCATTGATGGTTTCCCTGTAGCTGTTTCAGATTCACTTAACTCAAGTGATGATTGATATTGTGTCTTTTTAATTGCAGCAACTTGTTTATAACCAAACACTAACGCAGCAGCCGCCGCTATTGGTGCTAATACAGGTCCTACAAACGGAATTGCAATAAGAGATGAGAAAGCACCTACTGCTGACTGTAATGTAGCAATAATTGCTTGAGCAATTTGTATCTTTTTATTTTCCTCAAACGCCTTTTTCTTTATATCATCTTCTTCCTTAGCAAACTTTTTCTTATTATCTAATAATTTCTTTTCAAGTTCTTCTTGATTTGTAATTGTCTTTTTATCAAGTTCATTTTGTTTAATATACCTTTTAGTTGCTTGTTCCATTGCAACTTGTTGTTCTAATTGAGCAACTTTTCCAATGTCACTTGCAATTGTTTGTGCCACACCTAATGTTGCTTGTGCGGCTTGTAATATTGCTTGTAATTCTTGATTTGCAATGTCTTTTCCTGCTTTAAGATATTTCTCTTTAATTGCAAGTTTTTCCTTTTCAATCTGTTCAAGTGTAAGTTTTTCTTTTATTGCTCTATCCGCTAAATCAGCAAGTTCTTTTTTCTCAGCAGTTTTAAGTATTGCACGTTGATTATCAAAAAATGATTTTGTTCCTTCCCTTAACGCGTCACCTCTAATCTGTAAGAACCTTAACTCATCATCTAATTTCTTTATATTTTTATCTCTACCTTTCTGTGCTTCATCATCATCTAACTTTTGAATAGCCTGATTTTTTGCTTTCTCTAACGCTAATATTATTCTAATCTTTTCTTCTAATGATTGTTTTTGAAATTCTGTGTCCTTTTGTAGTGCCTCAACATCATCTGTATATTTACGTTCTAATGTTGCTTTATTTCTTGATAATTCATTCTCATCAGCGGCGTTCATTATCTCAAATACCTTATCATTATATTCTTTTATCTTCTTTTGGTCTTCATCAAATGTCTTATTATCTTCTTCCTGTCTTTTCTTATTTAATTCAATTACCTTTACACCATATTTTACCCTGATTTGTTCAAGTAATTGTGCTCTTAAAAATTCTTTATCTGTGGATAATTTTAAATTCTTTATATCTCTTTCCTCATTTTCCTTATCTATCTTTAATTGTGCGTCCTGTTTCTTCCTTTCCTCATTTAATACATTTACACTATTTTCCTGTTGAAGTTTAAGTAATAAGTCGTTTGCTTTCTGATTATCATTAGTAACTTTTTCGGTTGTCTTTTTAAGACCTTCTCTTTTTTTATCCGCAATTCTTAATTCTTCATCTAATCTAAATTGTTCGTTACTAAGGATTTGTTTAGTAATATCTTGACTGTTTTTTCTTAACTTGTCATTAATATCTTTACTTAACTTTTCTCTATCCTCATTATTAATTTTTGTATTATTTTTTAACCTGTCTTGTTCCGCTTCAAGTTCTCCATTATATCTAAAAAGTTCAGCTAATCTATTTGCGTTACCTTCTTTTGTCTTTTTTGTAATTTCTTCCTCACTTTCACCAGCAATTTTTGCACGTGTAATATTGGCTTTATTAGCCATATCAATAGCTTCCAAATCATTCTGTAAAACTTTCTGTTGTTCTTCTAACGCACTTGTAAAACTTCTTGTCGCATCTTCAGATTTTTTTGTTGAAGTTGCAAACTCTACTAATTTACTAATTATAATACCTATAACTACAATTGCTGCTAAAACCCCTGTTGATATTAATACTGTTTTAATTGTATTACCTAATGTTGCGGTTGCTACTGTTGCTTCCGCTTCAGCAACAACTAATCCTTCAGTTGTAATAGTTAGAGCCCTACCTGAATTGACCGCAGTAACTTCCGCCTGACTTAATTCTCTAAAACTTTCAGCACCTTTTTTTCTGATGAACATACCACTCTCCATCATTTTGGTTTCTACTTCATATTTTTCTTCAAGTTGGTCTAATCCATTTGCTGCAATATTTTGTGCTTCTGTAAGACCTTGATATGTTGTTTGTGTGCGTTGAATTTCATTACCTAATTTTGAAATACTACCTTGTAATTCATCATTAGATTGTGCTGACGCAGTTGCTTCACCTGCGTTTGATGCTAATTGGTCAGAAAATTCACTAACTTTTTCACCTGCACTTTCTGCACTATCACCTACACTTTCAATTGCGTCACCATTAACACCACTTAAATTCTTTCCAATATCTGCAATATCGTCCGCAGTTTCACCAAATTGAAACGCTAAATCTTTAAAAGTAAATGATGAAAATGTTTTTAATAATTCTATACTACCTTGTAATTGACCAAAAAATTGTCCTATTGGACCAGGTAGTAATGATAAAGATGAAAATAAATCTTTTGATTTAGCAGTTGTTTTAGCTAATCCGTCCTGTGCTTCACCTAATCTTGATGATAATAATTTAAATTCATCCGTACCTGCTTTAGTTTTTCTTAATTCAGCAGTTAAGGCTTTTACTTGTTGTTGTAAGTTGAGTGATTTATTAATAACAACATCAAGTGGTTTCCCATCAACATCATATTGTATGCTAATCTTACTACTAAGTTGTTTTAATTCACCTAATTTAACCGCCGCTTTATCAATCCCATCGGTTTTAACCTCAGTTTCTATTATGAGTTTTTTAGCCATTTTCTAAAAGTTCTTTTTTTGTTTCTTTAAAACAAATCTTCAATATATTCTTATCACCTTTCAAGTAATTGATTGATGAAAAATCTATACCAATGTAGTTTATTTCGTCTCTTTTCTTAATCATTTCACCATAACTAAATAATGAATCATTAATTTCTGTTTCTATACCATTTATCTTTACTATCATATCTAAAATGTTAATGTTTGACAGATAGGTAAAATACAATTTCTACTTATCATTCTTATTTCAAATTCATAACTTGTTGCTGATGCTGGAAATGTTGACATACCAAACATTGCAGGAGTTAATACTCCTGTTGTTACCGTTGCTGTTTGTATGGTTGTTGCGGTTGTTCCCGTTACGTGGTATAACAATCGCCACGGGTTATAATACCCTTGTGGTGTACCATACGCATTAGTTGGTGTGTTCATCCCGTGTAAAGACAATACCATCGTATAACTTTCTAAAGGTTCATAAAACCTTTCTGCACCATTCAAATTCCAATTATAGGTAAAAGATAAAGTCATTCCTGTTGTTGTATATGTTACCGCACTAAAGTTAGTTACCGTTCCTGTTACACAATTGTCATTAATATCGTGTACTATTTCAACATCATACTGATTTATCACATTATTTGGATAAATGAAGTTTATGTCCTGTTGATTTGTTATGTATTTTCTACCCATATTATTAAATATAAAATTTTCTTTATCGTTCGTTCAAATTATTATTCACAAGGACAAGTTACGTTTGTAAATGTTGAAAAGTATATTGCTGAAGGATAGTTTGCTGCGATATACGCACTATCAACATTTGACACTATTCTTGAACAACACTCACTGTTTATTGTCACAAAACTCAAATTACCTGCATTATAATCTACATAATATATTGCTGTTAAATCACATCTTTCGTACACATCATATGTTGAAGGTACAGGAGTTGAAGTAGGTACAGGAGTAGGTGTAGGACAAGCTACAATACCTGTAATTTCACCGTCTTGAGGTGAAGGTGTACCAACCACATAAATTGTTGAACTATCCACTAAACAATATACTGTAGGTATAACAGGGTTTGTATAATTATTATTTCTATATAATATAGTACCAATACCTAATGAACCTGAATAATATAATATTGTTGGTTCATATAATGGGTCAACAAAACGGGAACACGCTTGATTTGCAGTTGTTCCTGTGAAAGCAGTTATTTGGGAAGGTATTGGGGTTGCTGTTGGCGTAACAGTTGGTGTAGCAGTAGGAGTAAGGGTTGCGGTAGGAGTAGGGGTTGGTGTGTCAGTTGGTGGTATGGTATTACAAGCCTGACAAGTACCACTTCTTGTTGCAGTATTATCACCGCTAAAATGGAATATCTGAACGTAATTACCACCTGAAGACAACCAAAAAGTATTTGTTCCTAATGATGTAAAGAAACCACTTGTATATGTTGTAGTAGCACAGAATGTTGCAGCATTTAATGTTACTGTTATTGTTGTACCTCCATCACAAGCTAAAAATCCTGATGGTTGTGTTGTTCCGTGATATTGTACATTAATAGTTGGGAACGGAGTTGGAGTAGGAGTTGGAGTAACAGTAACAGTTGGAGTAGGAGTTGGAGTAGGACAACTAAAACAAGCAGCTTGTGCTGTTGCTGAACTTCCAGTACCATTCTTTTGATAATATCTTACTTGACCACCACTGGCTATCCAGAAAAATCCATTATTTTCAATTTCACTTAAAATACCTGATGAAGTAATTGTTGTAGAGTTACAAATATTACTTCCACTACCATTAAATGTCCAAGTACCATAACTTAAACCATCACAATTACACGCACTTTCATCACTATAATCACTCATACAAGCAGTAAATGGTTCAGGTGTAGCAGTAGGCGTTGGAGTAACAGTTGGAGTTGCAGTCGGAGTAGGGGTTGGAGTGTCTGTCGGTGGAAGACCTGTAGGTGTAGGAGTTGCAGTAGGAGTAGGCGTAGGAGTTGTTGCAGGGTCATATCCTGTACAAACATATCCTGTATTACAGTTTCCTGTTTGATATGTTAATGTTAAATAAGATTGGTCTATACCCGTTGTTCCAACTGGATCATATTGAACTACACTACTTATAACTTGGATACATTGATAATATGTTCCTGGTCCTGTTGTGAAAGCACGTGCAGTTAATGTACCATAACAATCATTATATTGAAGTGTTGCAATTGTTCCACCTTCAGGTCCTGGTATTGTTGTTCCTGTCACTACAATTGGAAAGCAATAACATTGTCCTACAGGTGCAGGAGTTGCAGTAGGAGTAGGCGTAGGAGTATTTGTTACAGTAGGAGTAGGAGTTGGTGTACTTGTTACAGTTGGAGTAGGCGTTGGAGTTGCTGGAAATATTGGTTGAGGACAATCTATAAAATTACCATCCCTATCTAATTTAACAATAGACCACGCTTCTTTTGTTGTAGTTCCTACTGTATAAAATCTAAAGCTACCACCAAAATAAATTGTGTCATCAGCAGCAATATATATATTTTCTGCCATATTTTGTGGACTTACAAGATTACTACCATAACCTAAATTAAAAGTATTATCAAATGAACCATCTGTATTTAATCTAATAACGTATGTATTATCATTCGTATTATTGACATAAGACGCAATTATTTTACCATCAGATTGTAAATCAAATGAATTTAAATAATCATTATTTGATGTTAAGTATGAAGGTATATCAAATGTAAATCCAGTATTTAAACTACCATCAATATTTAATTTAACCATACCAGTAACTGAAGTTCCATTATATGAAGTTAAAGCACCAGCTGAAACTAACATCGTTCCATCATTAAATGTATAAACTTGTTGTGTATCACCACTAAAACCTGTACCTGGATTAAATGTTGTAAATAATGTACCATCTGGATTTAATACAACAATTCCATTTCTTGATTGACCTGAATATTCTGAAAAAGGACCAACAAGAACTATTTTATTTACATAAGTTCCACTATTAAAAACATCAATATCCCTTACAGTTGTGGATGTTGCACCTGTTACAAAATAACTTACAAATGAAGTGTTTAATGTACCTCCTGTTGTAATTCTTGCTATACCAACTCTACTCGTTCCATTATATGTTGTAAACTGACCACCAATTAAAGTTTCTTTTGTTCCATCTTCTAATATTTCAACATCATATACTACTCCATTAGCTCCATTTACACCACCATTAAAGGATGTGTCGGTTGAACCATCTGTATTAAATTTTAAATAACCAACAAACCCACCCCAATATAACTTATCATCAATAGGGTCTATTTCAATTGAATTAGTTTGGTTAACACTTGTATGAGTAAATCCTGTATTTAAAACTGAGTTGTTATATAATTTTACGAAGTTATTTTTACCACTACCTAATGCCGTTCCGTTATAAATATCAAATTGACCACCAACAAATAAAGCACCATTTCTTCCCTGTTGTATTTCCCTAATATTTGATGTTGTACCTGTATTACCACGGTTAAAGTGTCTAATCTCATTAAAAGAATAACCTGGAGGACCATATGTTGCAGTATTGCCAGTCAATATTCCGTATGTTGATGAATCACTATAAAATGAAGCACAATTTTCCCACACATTAATACCTGTTTTTGTGTAACCACTATTGTTCCAAAAACCAGCTAAACTATAAATTAATCCATTTGGATTTTCGTATATATATTGTAAGACAGGGTCAGTACAACTCGGGTAACAACTTGATGAGTTATATTCTGATTCAGTAATTTCTTTCATCGTATAAGGAATATAAAACTCCTCAATAGCACCTTCTAAATCTAATACTCTAAATGACGATGTGTATCCAGTTGTTGAACCTGTTAAACTACCAACCTGATTGTCATAATATAAAGACCAAATAAAGTTTGTCTGTCTTAAATTTGGATTTGTAAAATCTGTTTTAAATACAAAACAAGTTGATGGGTCTTGACAATAGCTGTACTGAAAATATCTGTCAGGATAGTTTTGTGGATTAACATTAAACTGAAGTAATTCAACATTAGTCAATTCGTTATTTACATAATTAAACTCACTAATCTTATTTACAATAAAGTATTGATTTTTAAGTCTAATTACATCGTTTGGTTTCAAATTAGATATGTCTGCAAAACTTAAATTAAATTTACCTGAAACAAATCTTGTATTTTGATTATATATATTGGTTATTCTATTTTTGTAGAATGTGTTGTACGCATCATTTTCTGTATATGTGTTATAGAATTGTACAGAATAATCTAAGGTTTCTTCTGAGTTGAATAAGATAGATAAGCTATCATTATTAAATCCCCTTCCACTTTTATATTCGTCTGCAAGACCCATCGGCATCGTATGTGAAACTGATGGTATGCGGTCAAAATTACTTGCTGTACCACCTGTAGAGTTTTGTATTTTAACTGTATATGTATTATAAACACCAGTATCAAATACTTCATTTACACTATCAATAAAAGGATTTAAACCCATTAACCAAAAGAATAATTTAGGTTTGGTTTTAACACCACCATAAACCCATCTTACTTGATTATCATAAGATGATTGTTGACTTGACGCAGAATAATTTATTCCTAAAGGAAGACCTATTACTGCTTCATTATCCCATTGTCTTACAATCTGAGGTGAGAATATTGTATCAATTCTTTTTGTTTCCGATTTAAAGTCAGTTGGATTTGGTATCCTATTAATACCATATATTCTATTATTCTTAATTTTAAATTCTCTATTACCTTCATCATTATCTTCTAAATCACTTAATATCAATTCACTTTCCAAATAGTTTAGTGCAGGTTCAACCGTAAATCCTGCATCATAAGATATTTTATCAGTCCAATCCCACACATCACCTGTTCCAACATAAAAATCAAACGGTTCAATAATAATATCACGAGGATTTTCAGGATTAGGTGTAAATACTAAATTAAATTTCTTAGCTATTGAACTAAGTAAATCAATCTGTTTTATATTTTCATCTATAACTAAACTAAAATTAACAGGGTCACCATCAAAAAACGCAACAGATGAACCTACTGCTGCTGGTGCATATCTTAATGTACTAATGTCTGCTACAGGTACACCGTCTACTTCAAATCCAAAATCAAATCCTTCTACTGCAGTTATTGTTACACCACTTGTTCCTATTGGTATTGTACCAAATTCAGAATAAGGGAACATATTTGCAAAACCATAATTTACATCGTCTAAACAATAAGAAGGTACACCTGTTCCTTTTTTACATACAATAATATTTAATTGTGAACCTGGTGATGTACTACCACTATAAATTAATTCAACACCTTCTAATGGTAGATTTTCTATATTGTTAATCTTAAATCCAAATTTAGTTGCTTCAGAACTAAAATAACCATACATATATAATGTCTTCATCCAAGGCGTGTTAAAAAAATCAGATGTGATTGTATATCCATTTTCTTTAAACATCAATTGAATTAAACTGTATATATTTAACGCAGGTTTTAATTGGTTGTCATATAATCCTTGTGATGGTGAGTTAATATAATATTCTTCCGCACCAGCAGAAGTTGCGCCTGTTAAAGTTGTCCATCCACTAATAGGGGTTGTTGGTGTATATAATCTTGTACGTCTTGAAACTGTTGCACCACTAAAATCAGGTAATGTTGTACCACTTACATCTACATAATTGTAACCATTATGTACAATTGGATAGAAATAAGTTATAGGTTTTACATTATTCTGAAAGAAATTACTATCTGCAAGGTCGTTTGTAACACCTGTTAAAGTGAATATATGATTGAATGTATATTGAGGGTCGTTAAAATCAAGGTCTTTTAATAGGTTGTTTCCTATCTTACCGTATAAATCAGCTACACTTGAATATAAGGTCACATCATATTCTACCTTACTGTTCATCACATTTACTTTATTAAGTCTCAAATACCCCTTAAAAAGGGTTTTACTGTCTAATATAATCCTACACTCTACTCTAAAGTTTGCGTTAAAGTTAAAACTATCAATATCCACGTCATAAAAACTTTCAAAAAACCTATTATTCTTTTTAGAACCAGGTAATAATAGATTTACTGAATAGTCAGAATTTCTTGTTGCAATATCCTGAAGTTCCGCAAAAGATTTATTTATCTTAATTGGAACTTCATCATACAAATCCAAATATTCAAATTCAGTTGCACCTGTTATTGTCGCTGATGCGATATTAGTTTCTACCCTTAGTAAAGTTTGTTGTTGGGACATATGTTAGAATCCTTTATTCACAAAAAAGTTATTAGCTACCTTCATCGTGATTTTATATTTATTTAATTTTTGGTGCTTCTTAGTAATTGTTTCTACCTCAGTTGATAATACTTGTGTTGGTGTTAAATCCTTATATATAATATTTTCAGGACCTACTTGTGAAACATAATCACCTTTTAAAATATACACTTGTGGTGAATAAAATAATTGTTCAATCCAATTACCAACAGGTAAAGTTAAAAAGTCACTTTCTAAAACTATTTCTTGTTCTACATCTGTTGCGAAAGTTTTAATCGTTCTACCTATTGACCTATCAGGACTATTAGGATTGGTTTGATATTGTCTGTTGTCGTATGTTTGTCTTGATATTTTTTTAGTGTCTTGTCTGTAGGCAGTAAATGTGTAGTAGTCATATCCACCTCTATTGTTTAACCATACTACACGTGTGTCTTGTGGTAAGCAATTGTCTTTTAAATAAAAATAAAATGTTTCGCTAACAGGATATACAGGTCCTGCACTTACTCTTAAAGCGTTGTCTGTTGGATAGCCGCCACAAATTTGAACTGTATAATATGCTATTGCTGACCAATCTACTGGTGTACCACCGCCCAACAAAACATCCATTTCAAAAGGTCCACAAGGTAACGCCCACACATCTAATGTGTCAGTATATCCTGTTGGCGCACGAAATACACCAGATGTTGAACCACTCGTCACAATTGAAGAATAACTTACATCCATCAATCCATTATTTTCATTAAAAAATCTATACAATATATAATTAGCCTCAATCACTTTTCTATCACCCGTTTGTCCCATAAGATAATATAACGAATAACTATCATTTTCTGTAACGTATTGTATGCGTGGTGCATCAGTTAAGAACCTTGATTTTTCTGATTGATATGGTGTACGTGGATAATCAAATATAAATTGTGATGCAGGTGAATAGTTCCTTTCATAATCAGTTGTTAATGTCATACTACCTGTAACACCACCCACTTGCATCGCTACACCCATTTCCTGGTCGTAGTTTGGTAGGAATAAATGTTCATCCATTTGTAATTGTCCACCCACATAATCAAAATATTGACCTGTTGGTTGTGTTGTTCCTGTAATTGCAAATTGAGGACTTGTTAAATTACAAGCAGGTGATATATTAAATGTGTGTTCATAATTATTTGTTGGTGTATTACCTGAAAATTCTGTCACTAAAGTATTACCTGAATAATACCTATAACCATATTTGTAATTGGCTTTAGTAATATTTTTATAAGGTCTATTAATATTTACATAATTAGTAAAGTTACTTACGCCAAACGTAGGATATTTTGTGTAGTGTTCACTTTCAATATAGTTAGACATATAATCATATGGTCTTATACCAAATTGATAGTAATATGTTCCACCTGATAATGAAACGTTATAAGGAACGATAGACATTTGACCTACCTTCACATCTTTATTGTACATATCCACTACTAACTCCATACTGTCCACATACGTTGAACCTGTTAATGTTACATCGTATGTTGCACCACGTTGATAAATCATATCAACTGCACGACGTTGTTGTGTTATGTTATTCTGTCCATTTATTGATGGGTAACCAAAACTCATATTGTTTCTTTTTTAGTGCTGATAAAAATATTATCTACCATATTCTCAAATTGTTGGAACGTATATTGTTCTAACGCATCAATAAAAACTGGACTTGATTCTAATTTATCATAAAATTTATCTTCTATATTTGCTGGTAAAATACCAAACTCTTTTATATTCTTTTGTATAGCAAACGCCATACCTCGTTGTAAGTCAATATTAAATCTAACATTCTTTTCTTTTATCCAATCTAATAATACTTTCATTGGTAGTGCTTTCTTACCTTTCTTTATTCTTGACCTATTGATAATATACGCTGTAGAAACTTGAGACTGTAGTGATTTATATTTTACATTAGTATTATCTGTTGCAAATATTCCCCTTGCGTTCATCCATTCTAATATTGCGTCAATAGGAACACCCTTTTTTCCTGCTGCTCTACCTGATTGTACCCATTGAAAATAATCATTAGCGAAGATTTGGAAACTAATAACACCCTTACTTGATGTAGGGACTACCATAATAGACGCACGAAGTGAACCTGTTGCAACTTTATTGCCAGTTCCAAATCGTTGTTTTGCGGAATATGGATACTCTTTAAGGTCCAATACTCCTTTCAACACATCATCCATTATGGTTGTTATAGTTTCTATATCCATTATGCAGGGTTTATGATTTGATAAGCAACAACATCATTGTCACTGTTATGATTTGATGTTATTGTAAATGTTCCACTACCTTTTGAACTTACAACAACAGGTCCTGCATTAGGATGATTGTTAGTTTGTTTGGTTAAAAATATAATACTATTTGCGGTAACTAAAGTATTAGAGACTGTTGCAACGCCAGGGTTTGCACCATCTAACGCTACCGTTCCCATTGTTTTATTTGAACCTGACGCAAACATTACATCACCACTAACTCTTAATGAACCTGTTATTTGTGTGTCACTATTAATCTGTAAAGCGTTTGAACCTGACTTTAATAATAATTCATAACCTGTTCTTCCAATTCTTATAGTGTCGTCTTCAAATACATTACTTCCACCTGTTCCTATATATGTATTATTATTACCTAATTCTAAATTACCAACATTACCTATAATTGTATTTTGTGAACCTGAACGGAAGTTTGCACTACCATTACCTGACACAACTGTATTGTTTGAACCTGATGAAAATCCTAAAAAGAAACCTGTAAATAACATATTATTAGAACCTGTAAATCCTACCTCAAGACCTTTTACGTTTCCTATTACTGTATTGTATGTACTTGAGTTTCTATAAAACGCCGGTCCTGAATTTAATATATTAATTTGTGCTGTGTCAGGCCCTGATTGTATTTGAAATGGTTGATTTTCACTACCACTTATTCTTAATGTTCCTTCTATTGTTTGGTCACTAAACGCTGACCCTGTGGTGATTAAACCTGTCTTATCTGTTAATCCACTCGTTCCTGATGAACCAGCTGTACCTGATGTACCTGATGTTGCTGAACTAAATGATGTTCCATTCAATGTTAATGAACCTGATATATTAACTGAACCTGTAAAGTTTGAGTTATTATTATTATCAATTCTTAAAGCGTTTCTTCTTGAACCTGCACCTGTTCCTGTTCCAACAACAAATACTGTCTCTTGTGAACTTTCTTGTAATGAACCTGTTGCGTTAAATCTACCGAAGAACGCTGAACCTCCTATTGTTGTTGATGTGTTTGACGCTGAAACAATTAAGTTTTGTCCCAATATTGCGGTTGCTACTAAATGACCCCCTGTAAATGAACCACTATATATACTATTAACTTCATTACTTCTACCATAAATAATGTTTTGTCCAACTGTTCTTCTTGTTCCACTATTAGAACCTGAAACTGTGAGACTATTAGCTAAGCCACCAAATGTGTTTTGACCTACTGTAATATTATTTACCGCTGTTGAAACCGATGATGAATAGTTATTACTAACAGATATACCACCACCTAAATTACCTTGATAAGATATTGATGAACTATTATGACTTAATGTTGTGGTGTTAGTAAAAACATTATTAATAATACTTGTATTTAATCCTAATGTTGTTCTACTTGCTATTGAACTAAGCGAACCTACGTTTAAATTACCAGTCATACTTACCGAACCAGATGGGTGACTAATAAAAATTGTTCCTTGACCAATATTATTTTGTAAAGTTGGTTTTGTTAATGATGATGTTGTAAATCCTAAATTAACATATCCACCCAATATATTACTATTAATCGTTGGTAACATCACAGATGATGTTGAAACTAATATACCATTTTGTGTTGATGGTTGTCCGAATAAAATATTATTACTACCACTTAAATACGCTTTATATCCAGGGTCTGAAGTATAATTTTCATTAGGTATTAACCCATTCATTATAATATTATTGGAACCTGTAATACTCCAACTACCAGTTAATTCTAATTGAGTTGGTATTGAACTTTCATTAAAACCCATTATAATATTACCACCTGCTTCTGAACCTGTTATTCTAAATGGTACTGTTTGTCCTGATTGTGCAATAAATATATTACCACCAAAATCTATTAATGAACCTGTAATAGATTGAGTTGTTGATATTGAACCTGTTGTGATTAAACCATTTCTATCACCACTAACAGGAACACCATTAACAAGGTATTGTCCTGTTATATCTATTGAACCTGTAACATCTAAATCTCTTAATACTGTTACAGTTCCATCTGTATAGTTTGCTTTATTTTGGAAACCAAATACAGCAGCGTAACTATCTAACGCATCATTATTAACATATATAGCAGGACCTTTTGTCCATCCACTAATTCCACCACTTGATGGGTCAACTGAATATCCAATTTCATCATTTGTTGCTATAACATTATTAAATATTGCTAATGGGTTCAAAGCTGCACTTAATGTAGGTGTTGTTACTGTAACACTAGTTGACCTAATATTTGTATTACCAGCTGAACCTGATATGAATATACGAGGTTGTCTTGTTCCACCAGTATCCATATTACTAATCAACATCTGTCCGTTTAAGTTAATATCATATTGACCTGAACCTGAAACGTTTAATGAACCTGTAATTTTTGTTGTTCCATTTACATCTAATGAACCTGTTATACCTACATTGTTTGTGGTGTTCCATACTGAACCTGTTAGTGCGAATAAACTATCGCCACTTGTTCCTGATGAACCTGATGTTCCACTTGTACCATCAATACCTGAAGTACCACTTGAACCTGACGTTCCTGATGTTCCATCAATACCACTTGTTCCTGAAGAACCTGATGTACCTGACGTTCCATTACTTCCTGATGTTCCACTTGTACCATTACTACCTGAAGTTCCACTAGTACCTGATGTACCACCTGAACCTGATGAACCTGAACCACCACTTGAACCTGAAGACCCTGACGTACCACTACTTCCATTAGAACCTGACGTTCCTGATGAACCACTACTTCCATTAATACCACTTGTACCTGATGTACCATTGGTTCCGTTTGTGATTGGAACATTGTTTATAAAGAATGAACCTGATATGTTCACACCTGTAAATGACATTTGTAATGGACTATTATCTCCATCACCTGTTTGTATTGTTTGTAATGTATTAGTTAATCCTTGCGTACTATCGGTCATTTTTAAAAGACCTTGATACGAACTACTTACATATTGATTTGTTAATTGACCCATATTAATATTTTTTGTTTTATACTTTTCTCCATACTGTTGATATTGTGTTCCATAATTCCGCTAACTCATACCACTTCTTATTCTCCACCACGAATGGTAATTCAGGAAGAACACATCTATTATAATCAAACGGTTGTGTTAATTGTAAGTTCATTGTCCATCCACCTAATACTGTTTCAAACCTTTCTAAGAATGGGTCACACGTTGCGTTCCATTCTGATTCATACTCACTCAAATACAATACTGTAAAAATATCCTTACAAATTTCTAATCCATCATTCATCACATCTCGTTGATTTGAATAATCATCTTCCACTACATCTGTTATTATTATTTGAAAGTTATATATCATTTCATTCTGTGCTAATGTTGCTTGACCTGGCACTATCCACATCCTACTATAGAGTGGTTCTTTCTCGGTCTCAATATCTAATGTCAATTGTGCAACATCACCAAACCCATATGAATTAATCTGTTCGTGTGCTCTTGCTATCTCTTTTAAATCATCCAATATTAATTTGTAAGTAACTTCATTAACTGATGTTGGTAATGTTAATCCTGATATTGGTAATACACAAGAATTATAATCAAACGGTTGTTCTATTGTTATGTTTAAAGTCCATCCACCTAATAATGTCTCATATCTTTCTAAGAATGGTTCTGCGGGACTACTCCATAATGGTTCATAATCTATACTGAATCCACCGAATGTTTCTGTATATGATTGATATAGGATGGTCCATACATCTTTTACTGTCTCTAATGTGTCACTCATCACATCTTCCTGATTTGAAAGGTCTGCGTTGATAATATCACATATAATAATAGAGAAATTATAGTCCAATCTATTCTGTGCTAATACAGTTTGACCTGGTACCACATACATTTTCATATATACAGGTTCTTGTTTGGTCTCTATATCCATTGTAAGTTGGGTAATATCTCCATATCCAAAAGAATTTATCTGAGGATTATGATACGCAATACCACTTAAATCTTGAATAACTTGTTTGTAGTTCACCATATAACTATAAATATAAAAAAAACAAAATCGTATTATGAATTACGTGCTTGTTTCATAAGACGGTCCTGTTCTTGGTCGTAGTTTATTAAATAAGAAACTTGATTTAGAACTTCCACCACCGTTTTTTCGTAGACGTACTCGTGTTTTGTAAAATCATTTCCAGCCAATTTATTGACGATAATGAACCAACCGTAGACCGATTGAAAAGAGCGGCTATAATTATCTTCCTCAAACTCCAAATTAGTTTCATCCTCATCCACATTGACAGTCTCGGTATTGAAGACAGCTGGAAATAATTGGAATATCTGTTTGCGTAATTGATAAAAAAAAACTGAGCCGATAATATGACACCTACATCTAATTTATTCTTGAACAGTTCGGACCTTATCTTCATACTTTTAATATCGTATTTCTCAATATCAAAATCGTGTTTGGACCTTTCATTTGTAATTGGTCTATACATAATTGATGTGAGGATATGTAGAAAGTCCAATAGTTCATCTTCTTTCTTACTACTGATGGTGTCCATATCCACAAACTCAGCAAACGATAAATCCTCCCACTTAGGAAAGAATCCATAATGAACACCATCCAATTCAAACCTATCTTTAAATGGTGGTCTTTCTTGTGGTATAAGTTTTATAATTTCTGACGCAAGGTAATTAACCTTTTCAAAATCTGTCTCTAACAAATCCTCAATTGGTGCTCCTGTAAATAAGTTCACCAACTTGGCTGCGTAATAATCGTCTGAGAATAAATCCTTCAACTTATACATCTTAACATAATGACCTATCGTCATAAGTTCTGGTATCTCGTATTGTTTATCCTCTATTGTAAATTTTATCATATGAAACTAATTGAATATTTTCCTGTTGTTTTATGGTTGGATACTTCAAATAACATCTTCATCATTACTGCATCTGAAATATCGGGAGATGAACCTAATATCTTTTTCATCTCATCCTTACTGTGAACCCCTATCTTATTATCTTTATCTGTGTCCTTTAATCTTACACTTAATAGTTCTTGTGTTAATGTGTCTATTGTATTTGGGTCCATAACATTTACACTAATCTTTCCCTCCTTAAACATTTCACTTAGTTTAATATAACATTGTGATTTTAAATTGGTATAGTTTTGTTTATGTAATGGACTTGCATTGTTTATAAAGTTCTTTCCACGTATTTGGTCTGCTACACCTCCACCAACGCCATCACTATCTACTACAATGTTTTGAGGATGTACCCCGTATTTCTGTATTAGACCCCTTATTTCTTCACTCAATTCTGTTGTTGATAGTTTGGTATAGGTAAGTATTTCCGTTATAACATTACCCACCCAAATCACTACTACTGACCTATCACTACCGAACCTCGCAACGTCCACACTCATAAACTTTTTATCATCCACATTTGGTGGTGTCTTGAATATACTTGAACTGATTATATCAAAATCAAATAAACTATCTTCTTCCTGTTCGTAGTTCCAATCACCTAAGTATAAACGTTTCATTTGTTTTGGTGGTAGGTTCTTTAGTATATCCAAATATTCAGGGGGTAAAAATTTGTTGTCACTCGGTAACGCTTGTATAAATATTTTTGTTTTATCTAATGTCCCTTGTATATGTGGTAAATAAAATTCTTGTTTCAACCACGATTGAGATGGGTTACAAGACATAAAGAGTGTTGGTTTTAATTTATACTCATTAATCTTATATCTTAATAATGAACGGACCACATCATACGCTTGTCTTGATACTTGTGCTACCTCATCTATAAACGCAATAGTTATTTCTAATCCTCCCAATGAATCGTAGTTAGGGTCTGATGGATTGTACTGTAAATCTCTAAACACTATCTCACTACCATTGTAGAACTTTAATTCGTTTGATTGTTGATTATATGTATAATGTTCAGGATTAATTCCACACTCCTTGAATAGGTCTAATAATGTCTTTATAGTGGTAACCCTTAATTGTGTTAATACTGTACGTCCTATCAACGCCCTAATACCAGGATAAGTAAGACACATATATAGAACCCATACAGTACCCAAATAGGATTTTCCACTTCCTTTCGCACCACCATACAGAACTTCACGATGTGTTTTATCAAGTAAGATTTTAAATGTTTCAGATTGTTTCTTAGTTAAGTTTAAGTTTATTTCCATTAGTTATGTACGTATAATATTTTATCTATTTTACCTACCTTACCGGTCTTATATTTGTTTATGTAATTAACAAACTTAAAGTCCGCCTGATAACTACTTGTAATTAATCTTAGGTCACCAATGATGGACCTTCTTGTCATAAAGTTTCCTATATCAATATATCCTTCCGCTATTCTTGATTTAATAGGTTGGTAGTCATCCCTTTTCATATCGTGTACTAAATCACAATACACTAAGTCCTTTCCTGTCTCACCCACTTGTAAAAAATTATCTACAAAAGTTGGAACATAATAGTTGTCTTCTCCTGTCATTACAATC